CCGCCACCATTACCACCACCGCCTCCGCCTGATGCGTTTGCTTGAACTATAGAACCAAACCCTGCACCACCATTACCGCCTACTCCATTTGGACCACCAGCACCGCCACCAGCACCTGAACCATAACCCGTAGAAGCCACAATACCAAAAGCACCAGCACCGCCATTACCGCCATTAAATGTAACGCCTGTACCACCAACACCGCCTGTAGATAAGGGTACTGTAGTTGCAGTTCCGACTAAGCCACCACCAGCAATATTTGTAGTGTTAAATGTAGTAGAACCGCCATTAGCATTAGCAGCAGAAGTGCCAATGGCGTAAGGTATTGCGCCTGTTAAAGTTTGATTGGTTAAAACTGTATATCCACCACCGCCTCCACCACCACCTGCGGCTCGGTTATTGCCTGATGATGCGCCATTTGCTCCACCACCACCAGCACCAAGCAAATGAATAGTGTTACTAGCGTTATTCCAATCAGCAGGGGTTGTAAAAGAAGTGCCTGTAGTTAATCGGTAGGCTTTTACTGTAGTAGGCTGAAACAATATTCCAGAGTTATTACCGCCATTGGTAGAGTTTGCACCAGCATAAACAAGGTAAGGGTTTGATGCACCTAAAGTATAGGAAAAGTTAATATCTCTGATAGACATATAGTCCATAGATATTGTTCCGCTACCTGTGTAGGTAAATGTTCTTTGAAATCCGTTTGAGTTTGAATTTATTGTTACTAAGTTTCCAGCAGTTCCAGTTACAGTCCAATTAGAAAAATTAAAGCCACCTGATACTTGAATTGTATGTGCAACTGTTTTTGTGCTTGCAAATGTATTTATTGTTGTGCCAGTAGCACATTGAATAACTGTAGTGGATGTGCCAGTAGTACCACCAATAGTTAAACTATTAAAAGTTAAAGCACCAGAACTAAATTGTCTAAATGCTGTAGATGTATCACTTAAAATAATAGGTGCAGATGCGCCACTAAAAGTTAAATTTGTTATGGTTAATGTAGCCCAAACAATTCCACCAGCTCCACTTAATGTCCAAGTGCCTGAACCCATTGTAAGTGTTCTAGTATTAGAGTTTGAACTGCTAAATAGCCCTATAGTTACGTTTTGATTAAATGCGTCAAATGTTCCAGCGGTTAAGGTTAAAGTTCTTGTAGCACCCATTGTTAATGCATCTACCAACTGTACTGTAGCGCTAGGAGCATTAATTGTTATTGGAAAACCTAATGTTAAAGCGGCAGAAGTAATTGTTTGTGTTCCGCTAGTGGCGGCAAAAGTTGTTACACTTCCACCAGCCGTTAAAGTCATACCCGATTTAAGGGTAAGGTTTCCATATATTGTTCTTGCACTATTTGTTACTGCACCTGTATAAGTACCACTAAATGTTAAATTCTTGATAGCTGGACCAACGGCTACAACACCACTACCAGCACTAATATCAAAGCTAATTGAATTTGCTTCTGTTGTTGCACCAGTAGTGATACTTCTTGTAGAGCCTGTATTGCCCGTTACTAACATCAATGGTGTGCCTGTAACAGAGAATGTTGTTGCCCCTGTATAAACAGTTAATGTGCCAGCACCAGCCAAATCAATACTGTTACTACCAAACGCTAAAGTCCCTGTAAATCCTGTCATTGTCAGCGTTGAGCAAATAGCTGTGCCAGAGCCAATTGTTATTGTATTTGCGCCTGAGTTAGCATCAAAGAATACAGTATCGCTAGACGTAGGTACAGCTTGACCACCAGCACCGCCAGAAGTCAAAGCCCATTTAGAACCAGCAGTAGCATCCCAATCACCTGTGCCACCAACCCAATATCTATCAGCCATTTACTCAGCCTGTGGTGGATTAAAGCGTACACCATCCCATGTGTAACCAATGTCACAAAATGGAATTTCCACCAAAGTACAACCTTCGGGTGGTGGGTCGGTTACTTCGGCAACAATAATGTTTACTACTACATTGTCTTTAATAACAGCACAATTCATATATTTTCCTATGCTTGTTGAGCTACAGCGACTACATCCCAGAATGAATCATTAGAGTTATAGATACAACCAACATAGGTTGCCTTTGTAGCTACTGTTGTAGTTGGTAATGTAGTTCCAACAATTCTATAACCACCAGCAGAAGTAGTCCACGTCAATGCTCTGCCTGTTCCATCATCTTCAATACGAATAATTAACTTTTGACCATCTGTAGGTGTGCCTGTAGGAATAGCAATAGTAGCTGGTACTGCTAATGCAGTTACGTTGTACTGGTTGTTTCCTGTAGTCGGAGTAATCGTTGACGCAGAAGCTATGCTGTCAGAAGATGCAGCTACTGAACCAGTAATAGAAAGAACCCCAGTACTTGGGACTATCGTATCTGAAGGATGGTTTAAGTTAATTGCCATTTAGCAATCCTCTGCACCTTCGTACTGCCCAAAAGTCTTAAGAACTTCATATAGCGCATTACAGTTCATATCTATTCCTTTTGCTTAAATTTTCGTGGGCAGTTAATATTTGTAAATTCCAAGGCACATGAAGTCCCGATATGCCATTTGCCTTTAAAGGGACTATGTGGTCTACATGACGCTTAATACCAGTTTGTGCTTCTAAAGCAGTTGCTATCTCATAAAACTCGGCAATTTGAGCTTTTTGAATGGCGGTAAGCCAATCAGGAGTAGCGTTTGACATTGATGCTCTGCGCCTAGCTCTTTTAGCTCTTGCTGTTCCAGTATTGTTTTTAAAATATTCTTTACTTCTTTGTCTTTCTTTTTCTAAATAACTTGGGTCTAAACATAACAAATCATACCTTTGTTTTAATCTAGCCTTTTGCGCTTCTTTGTATTCTTCATCTGTATGCCATTTTTGTTTTTTGGCTTCTTGATGTTTTGCGTAATTTTCAGGGTTTCTAAACTGATACCCCTGTAGCATTTTATTGCGTTTTTCTACAGCCTTTGGATATTTGTCCCAATATTTACGCATATAGAGCCGATGGCACTCAACACAACGACCAGTATTGGTATTGCGTTCTACTACATGACCATTTTGACAAGGCTTATTAGTAAAGTACCTATCTTTACCTTCAGCTATTGCGGTTGCCCTAATTTTGCATTTCATATTAGCAATCTACAGCACCTTCATATTGAGAAAAGGTTTTAAGAATTTCATACATAGCTGGAATTATATCGCCTTTAAGCGATTCAATAGCGATGTAATGAGCATCTTCACGAACTGTTGCCATGTTGCTATGGCGTGCATCTTCGTTGTAATAGATTGCAACTTGAACTTGAATTTGGTCTTTTGTACCAAAGAAGTTCGTAATGCGTGCGTAAGCGTCAGGTGCTGGTGCGCCAAATTGGGTTTCTACTGCGAGCTTAAGTGCCAAGATAATTCTCCTTAAAAAGTTGTTTCGGTTGTGCGAATCTGTGCAACTGTTCTGATAGTCGTTGCTGCCTGTCCTGTAAAGGTAACTCTTATTCCACCATTGGTAGTATCGGCTGTTACTGCAATAGTCCAAGCTGCTGCACCAACATCACCGTGGGTAGATATTACTGTAACTCCAACAAGAGTAGTAGCCGCAGCATTAGCACCTCGTTTAATTACACCTTCGATAGTCCAGCCTTTAGTGTTACCACCACCAGTTACTCCTGAGATAACTTCACCTCTAAAGAAGTAAGCAGAGTTGTTAGGTAATATTATTTGGTTTGTTGTTCCTGCTGCTGAACTGTTTGAGCGTAATGCTGTTGCAGTAGCGTCTGTGGTTTGAACCGCAAGAACTAATAATCCAGTTTGCGATACACCAGTAGCATTTGTAATTGGCTGGTTTGATGCGGCATTAACTTGATAACCAACAATGCTTCTTGTAGTACCATAACTTCCACCCAAAACAGAAGAATAAGAACCTGAAGCTGTATTTGTATCGCCATTTAGTACGCTTGCAAAAGATGCATTTACAGTACATCCACTACCATTTCCAATAAATCCTTGACTACTGCTTACATTTTGAAATTGACCATTAAGTACGGTAGCATAAACGGAGGATGCGGTATTTGAATATCCAGCACCAATAAATGAGTTATTTCCACTTGCTGTAGAAGTTACAAATCCGTTGTTAAAACCACCGCCACAAATTACAGAGCTTATACCTGATGCCACATTTCTTGCGCCACCACCAACAAAACTCCAATCCCCACTAGCCACATTCCTATTAGCCGCAGTACCAGCATCACCACCACCACCGATAAATGAATAACTACCTGTAGCTTGGTTGTTACCACCGCCTACTACTGTGCCAAATGGTGTTCTAAAGGTTAAAGTAATAGCGGCATTAGTAGCTGTTGCATTGGCTGTTAAAGTTAAAGATGTTCCCGATACAGCAGAAACATAGGTGTAATTATTTATTCCTGTGCCTTCTACCCATTGACCAACCTTAATATTAGCGTTACTGCCTGATAATGTAACGGCAGTAGAACCGCTTGTAGTTGCGGCAGTTTGTGTAGTTACTGCGGCACTTGCTGTTCCCGAATTACCTTGACCACCGCCAATAACATTTAAGTTCCCTGCGGCAGTATTTTGATAGCCAGCACCAACATAACAGTTATTACCGCTTGCAGTATTTGATTCACCGCCAAGAACTGCCGCCCTTATGCCTGAAGCAGTATTTCCATAACCGCCTAAAACAGCCCCATCTTGAGCGTTTGCTGTGTTAAATCTTCCCCCGACAATGATAGATGTTGATGCACTAGCTACTTGAGCCGCTGTACTTCTAACCGTTTGAAAATCAACAGCATTAGCACCCCTAGCATTACCACCTGCTGTAGAAGATGTAGTAGCTTGTGCTTGTAATGCGCCTGTTCCTGCTGGTTGTAAATACAATGCACCATTAGACTCTAGTCCAATAGTAGATACTCCACTAAAGGATAGGGTAGGAGTTCCGTAGATTGCTGTAGTTGTTGTGGGGATGTAGGTATTGGCGGTTGTAGAAAGCTCTACCTGTGAACCCCAAATATAAGTTTGGTTGTTTGCCCCTAAATATGTTTGAATACCGCCCGAACCAGCACTAACTGTACCATCCGTACTTGAAGCCAAAATAAATCTAGGCGCACTTGCAGTAGTTCCAACAACAAATGTAATTACGCATCGAAACCAACTATTTCCAGCAGAAGTTATGCTTGTTGAAATAATTGAATAACCAGTTCCGTTTGCTAGGCTTGAAGATACAGCACCAGTATTAATATTAAATGATGCTACCGCAAATCTATCGCCAACCGCAATATCAGTAATTCCGACATTTATAAAGTTTAGGCTTTTCTTTTTCGCATACACAGAATATGTATAAGTGCCACCTGATATAACAGTAATATTCTGTGCTAAATAATGAAGCGCAGATGAAGTTCCATCATCATAAATATCAGCAGTATTTGTGCCGTCAGGTGCAGTTGTTTCTGTAGTATTTGCAGTAACAGTTAAGTTATTTTTTACCCAACTAGCATTTTCAAAGGTTTGGCTTTGCAATGATAAATTCTGCCCAGTACCCCTTAACACTCCTGTCTGTCCTGTAATAGTAGTAGCGTTTACAGTAGATGGGGTAGTAGCACCGATAGTAGTGCCATTGATTGTGCCACCAGTAATAGCTACGGCCGCTGGGTTATAAGGATTTGTAACAGCTATGCTTGTACTTGTAGAAGTTTGATTTACTGTTGTCCCTGTTCCTGCTGTAATTCTTTGAGTTACTGATACTCTAATTGTTATTACACCACCACCCGCACTACCGCCTTTTAATACTGCGGCAACAGTAACTATTGGACCACTAGAAGGATATGTTGTTGTAAAGCCACCAGTAACCGCAGAATTGTAATAAAGAATATCTCCATCTGCAAAAGCTAAAGTATTAACATTCCGTAATTCACCGTAAGCCTGAATTAAACCAAAGCCGTTATTAGCAATGTTTTCAGCGGCAACACCAATAATTGTTTGCCCGTTAGTAACTCCTGTTGCTGGTGCGGCTGTTGCTACGCCACTTGCACCAACAGAGCCAGTAAACATTACTACTTGTCCTTTGGTAATTGTTGCGCTCGCCTTTACATAAATATATGTATCTTCACCAATATGCTGTATTACATTGCCACCTATCATTCCAAGGGCTAATGAGTTAAATGTTTCATCCCAACCTAGTTGGCCTACTGTAACTGGAGTTGTATAACCAGTATTAAAATTTACAAAATTAGGGTTTGTAATTGATGCAACGCCAGTAATTGCTCCTGTATCACTTACTGTAACTACGCTGTTTTGCAATAATTTGCCTGTAGTGGTATCAAATCTTGCTATTGCATTGTCTGTTGCAGATGATGGTCCAACAACATCGCCACCAGCAGAAATAGAAGTATTGGTAATTGTAAAGTTAGGATATGTACCGCTAGTAGATATTCCTGTTCCAGCATTCAATACAACAGTTTGGTCAGGCGCAGTATTAGTAATGTTTAGAGTGCCGCTAGAAGTAATAGGGCTTCCAGTAACAGTAATGCCTGTACCAGCCGTTGCCGCAACGCTAGTTACAGTTCCGCTAGCAGGAGTTGTCCAGCCAGTTGCGTAATCAGCATTACTTGTTTTTGCTAATACTTGACCAGTTGTGCCTCCAACAGCCACTCCTGCCCCTGTTGCGCCTGTAGCTCCAGTTGCGCCAGTAGCTCCAGTTGCGCCTTGTATTCCCTGTATCCCCTGTATACCTTGAATGCCCTGTATGCCCTGTGGAATACCAAAGTTAAAAATTGCGGCAGAAGAAGTACCACTATTGTTTACAGTAGCAGAAGTGCCAGCACTAAGAGTGGTAGTTGTTCCTACTGCAACAGTTGCCGCCTGTCCCACTGGACCAATCATTCCTTTATCTACTGTAAGAGTAATCTCATTACCAATAGATACATCAAGCGTAAGGTCTGAGCCTCTAGCTAATTCAATAGAAACATCATTCCCATTATCGGGAGTTTGTATTGTTAAATCGGTCATATAGCAATCCTTAGTTTACGATTGCATCAGAACGCACTAAAAACAATAAAAATATGACTAAATCATTAGCTGGAGTTGTTCCTGCAGTAGGAAAGCTAATTTTAATGCGCCCTGAGAATCCAGCACCATTGATTGAGGCAATATCTAAATCAGGGTCAGCAGCAACTGCAATCCATGAAGTATCGTCAATGACTAAGGTAAATTGACCTGATGCATTTACTCTATTTGTAATAGTTAATGGAATGGCAGTTGGGGCTGGTGTATAGTCACCAATATCAAAAGATAGGCCATACCTCGTATCTTGTACATTGGTTAATCGCCTACGGATAATCTGAGCATCAATAGTAGTTCCAGTTAAGTCAACTGGGATGCCATCGTTTGCAAGTGTCAGATTCCAAAAGGTTTTTTGCTGATAGACTAATTCGCCAGCGATAATCTGATTATCAAAACCCGAAACCTGCGTCAGCGTGTTTTTATTAAATACGGCCATAATCTCTCCAAAACTCGGTTAATAGGGAATGGAACTCCACTCACCTACGGATAATCTTATGGTGTCTTATAGGGATTATTTTACCTTAATACTTTATTTTTAGTATTAATTTTTTATCCTACATATTCAATGTAAACAATACCGCCAACACCACCAAAGCCATTACTACCACCACCACCAGCACCAGCACCACTAGCACCAGCAGAAAAAGATGATGTAACAGACCAAGCCTCATTGGATTGATTTGATGGTTTAGGAAAATTGCCACCGAAAGGGGTTAAATTTGCAGAAGCAAAATCTAATGTATTAGCATTTCTAATATTAGCTAACGCGGCAGAACCATTAGCTCCTATAGTTCCCTCACCGCCACCACCATCGGCTGGAGTTCCAAACCCACCGCCAGTAGCAGTAAGTAGTGACCCAAAGGATGATGAACCTCCTGATACCCCATTTGCACCATTTCCACCACCAGCCCCACCAGCACCTACTGTAACTGTATATCCTGTTGATGGTGATACTGTGTAATATCCAATACCAACACCACCATTACCACCTCGATTACCTTGAGTTCCAAAAAAAGCACCTGACCCACCACCACCACCACCAATAACAATAATCCTTACTTTTGTTACTCCAGCTGGAGTAGTAAAAGTTGACGTTCCTGATGTATATAAAACAGTTTGAAGTTGACCACTTGCGATTGTGTTTGTAACAGTAACAGCACCAGTAGAACCTGATACAGAAATACCAGCGCCAGCAACAATAGAAGTAACACCAGCATTGTTAATAGTTACAGCAGAGCCTAAAGCTACTGCACCACCGCCAGACAATCCAGTACCAGCAGATACAGTTACCGATGAGTTCTGCAAGCCAGTATTATTAGTTTGCCCTGATGTATTAAGTTTGTTCGCAAATTGCGATAGATTAAATGCTTGTGTCATTTAGACTGCTCCTGTTCTTGCAAAGGTTTGTTGCACCATCAATGTTGTAGCATTATCAGGCGCAGTTGTTAATGTATATGTATTAGTGCCAGTAGTAAAATCTGTTGTTTGCTTAAATAAAACGCCATTACTAAATAAATTAAATGCATTAATATTATATGAGAATGGGTAAATAGTTTGCCCTATTACTGTAAAAGCATCCACATTTACTGGAGTCCCATTTGCTACTCCAAGATTATTTGGTGACCATTGTATAACTTGCAAGCTGCCAGTAGCATTAGCAATAAAAGTAATTTCCTGACCACTAATATCATAGTCTTGAGAATTAACTATTGTGCCATTTAAAAACAATAACTCAAAGCCAGTATTTAAAGTAAATCCTGATGCTGTATAACTAGCTTGATTAGTAAGTGTTGCGCTATTACGAGTATAGGATGCGTAAACACCTGATGTAGAATTTACCGATTTAAACGATGTAATAGTAATAATATCGCTAGTTGTAGCCCCTACTGTTAGGGTAACAGTACCAGTAGCACCCCCTGTGTCGGTGTATTCATCTGTGTTTAGCAATAAGCCATTTTGCATTACCCAGCATTGACCACTAATATATCCACTAGCCCTAGTCACACTAAAGACAGTCTGGCCACTTGTAGCTGTAAATACTTGTTGAGTATAGTTAAAGTCATCAGGGGTTTCAAAGCCAACTACTCTGCCATAAATATCAATGGTTAGCGTTGCAACTGCTGAAGTCTGTGTATAAGCACCACCAAAGTCTAAGTATTGTTGTAGCGATGCAACAATATTTCCTTGGTCATTGTTAGTAACAGCAATCTCACCAGTTCCAACTGATGTTGTTCCTGTGCGTAATAATTGCCCAGTTCTTTGGTCTAGGTCAATAATGTTTGTACTATCAGGCAATGCAGCCCAAATAGATGGGTCAAATAATAAAGTTGAAGTTGGTACAAAAGCCCCTGTGTTGGCAGCAAAAGCAGCAAAGCCCGAACTAAAACTGAATCTGCGCCCTGTCCTATTCGAGTACAACAAATACACTAATGCACCACTAGAACCAAAAGCAGATGGGGCTAAGTACCATGTGTAGTCTGCTGGATTTGTGCTTACGCTTGTACCATTAGTATTAAACAAGCCATAGTAGGTTTTACCCCTTGGGCTTAAATTAAATCCTGTGCCAGTTATTGAATCTGCATAAGCAACATTTAAATATTTATCGCTATATTGGAATGTGCTTGGTCTCCATTGAAGCAAAGTGCTTGCTAGGCTATAAGCTGAACTAGCAAGACTATTGACCATACGACTAAAAAAGTACCAATTTCCTGCTGGAATGTTAGAAAGTGTAATGTTTGGTAATAATGTATAAGCTGGCCAAGGTGTCCCGTTGGATTGAATCTCGCTAGTTCCAGCAAAATACATTTGCTCTTGCAAAGGATTAGAAAATGCCGAATACCATATTTCAGCATATTGAACAATGCCTTGATTTGTTGTTCTTGTTTGTATTACAAATGAAGGATTTAATGCTGTTGGAAATTGATTTAAGATTTGTGGCGCTTCAGGAATACCAAAAAATGTAGGGTCTCCAATACCGCTATTATCAGCAGTAGCAAACTCTGTCACCTGAACATCGTCATAAACAGTAGCATTGTACTCAGACATATTTAACTGAACCGCAATAGACCCGTCATCGTTAAATTGCTGAACAACTTTGTTAATGCGGAAAGGCTTTGCAACCCATCCGTAATTAGTATTAGTAACAGTAACAATATCACCAGCATCTAACTGAATACCAATAAAACTTACGCTGACTTCAACTTGTAAATCTTCTCTACCAGCTTTTAAAAATCTATTAGCAATGTATTGGGCTGTAACGCTATTATTAGTTAATGGCAAACTAAGAGATAGTTTGTTTACTGGTTCATTAGGATATAGCAATGAAGGGTCAATTTCTGCTAAATCAAAAGTTGCAGAATTGAATGAGTCTTGATTTGTATTATCAGGAAACTTACACTCAATTACATTGTATGATGCCGCAATATCCATTGGAGTAATTTGAATAGCAGAAATCATGTTGCTATCGTTAATATCCATTACGGCTGTGTATGCTGGGCTTTGAACTATTACTCCCCATTTGGCTGTTATTTCATTGTATTTAATAAGGCAATCGCAACAAGTAGCCATGTCTTGAAGATTAGCCATAACTGTTCTGCTAGTGTCTAATGTGCCATTAAACTTAAATCTTGGTTGTGTTGTAAATCCACCGCCACTAGGAATATATGTAAAGTTTTGATTTGAATAAGTTGTTAAAGCATCTAAGCTAACTGTATCTATTTGACTACTATCTATGGCGCAACCATATCTTGTATTAAGTAGGTAGTCTTCAAAACAATCTCCAGTATTACTACGGCTGTTTGTTACTTGAAACTTAGTGCCTTCAAGACCTCTAATATTTGCTGTTTGACTATATGACAAATGCAAAATTGCAAAAGCACAATTTGTCATTGCCTTATTGCCATCCCATGTATATTCAAGACCCGCAGTTTGCATTACTTCAATAGCTGTTTGAGTTCCTCTTACTGGTGTATTAGAGCCGTTTTTATAAAGAAATATTTGAATTTTTCCATTAACAGTTGTATCTGTAATAGAATTGGATTCGTCAAGTAATCCAATTACATTTGGACTTGTTGCATCAGCAAAAATTACTTTTTTGCCACCAAAATAAACATCTCCAAAAGTAATATCATCTGGTGTTTGACCAATATTAGTATTGGTTACTTCACATATAGATAAGACATAATAAAGTTGTTGATTATCTTCGCTAATAGATAAGTCTGTTACTATGCCGCCTACAAAAGCTGTTCCATAAACTACTGGCAATTTATTGTCTGATGCTGGTGGAATTTGTTGTCTATTCCCAGGATTTTGGCTTGCGCCTGATAATCCGTTATTAAAAGATGAATCATTTGAAAATGCTTTTGTAACAATAGTGGCTACTACTAAATTGATAGCCATTGCCAAAACTGTAACAGCCATAGTACCAGCGTATGCTGTTCCAACAAATGCCGCAGTAGCAATAGTCATTCCAATGGCAAATACTGGAATTGCCAAAGTTAGCAAAGATATAAATACCAGTATTTTTTTATTCATTATTGCATCCAATTTTCATCTAATTTTGTAAAGCCAAATTTGTCATACTTTATATTAGGGCTCGTAACCATCTTTGCTATTGCAAACATTGATATTCTTCCTTGAGTTTTTAATTCATTTCCATACTCAATGTATTTCTTTAAAAGCCTATACCCTACGCTAGTGTTTCTTTTTTGCGGAGTTACATACCACGCAAGCTCTTGCATATAAAAAGTTTTGTCGCACCATATTGTCGGAGTAATTAATGCCATTATTAGTCCTACTTTATCTTCTATAAAAACTACTCCAGCACCAGCTAAAATTGTGTCAAGCAATCTATTCCAATATGGCTCATTGTCTAAACCTTGATATTGCTTAATGTTAGATTCAGCCCTAAACAACTTCATCAATTCAATAATCTGTTTTTTATCATGTTTTGTCGCTTGTCTTATCATTAACTGTTAGGGCTTGCGCCTTTTCCAAAGTTGTAATTAATATTTGAAATAAATGGCACTCGATTCATACTTGTATCACCAGGGGCAAAGAATTGCCAATTGTTATCGTTTGTGTATCTGCCAGCAGTTCTATTCTTAAGGATTAGCTGTATGGAGGATGCGGCAACACTAATAACTCCAACAAATTGCCTGAGTTCTTCTAGCCATGTTTCCTGAATAGAAAATGAATTGATATAGCCATTGAAGAATTGATACAAGCCACCAGTACCGCCTGTTGTAATTAATTCTCCGTTGGTATCAAAAAACCCCTTCCAAGCTTCTATCTGACTCCCTTTGACTTGTTGCCCTAACACCCATCCTAGCATTGCAGTATCAATACCGACAAGTGTAAATGTTGTTTCATTAGCAGTTGACTTAATGTCCCTTTGCGTATCGCCAACCTTCATTAAAATGCCTAACGCACCAAAAGGTTGTGCATCAACGGCTGGCACAGTAATCGCTGATGGAGTGCTTGCAAAACGATATGTGGCACTTGGTGTGGTAACACGAACAAAATCAGCGTAGCGGATGTTATTAGTGTTTTCTACGGGTGTTATTACATTCATAGTACGCTTTCAAACGCTTTAAATGTTCCTGACCATTCAATAAAAGAATCGTTAGTCATGGGAATTAAAGTGTATGTTGGGTAATCTCGTAATACTACTTGAAAGGTTGTGCCAGTATAAGTAGAGCCACCCATGCTTACTGTTGTGCCAAATTGACCTATTACTGCATTAACAGGGCTTGCTAATGTGGTTATAAGATTACGATGTACTGGTATGGTTACTGTTGAGCCACTACCACGCAATACATCTGCTGTTGCAATATACGCATACAATCCTACTTGGCAAAAATCTCCTGCTTTAACTATGACTGCAGTGCTGCTTATTGCTGGTAAAGAACCTAATACAAGATTCTTATTTGCTGATGCAGTCTGCCATTGACAAGTAGCTATTTGCCCTGAAGTCATATCGCCTTGATAAGCAATGTAATTAATCCATCCAGTTGAGCCAAAATTTAAATATTGTGCTAATGCTTTATCAGGAATACGCAATGAGTTTAGCAAAGCTCTATTTTTGCTATAAAGCAAATAGTTCATTGGCTTCATTTCAAAAGCAAATGGCACTACAGTCAATATTTCACTTGTGCTAATGCGTTGGTTACGACTTACAACTTGTCCAATAAATCGTTGGTCATTGATTCCAACAGATTCGCTATTTGCTAGTATTAGGCTTAAACTCATAATTATCTTCCTGCTGGTATAGAACGATTAGCAGATTGATTCATGCTCCAAATCGTCATTTTGTTTTTAGCCAAAAACTGTACGCCTGATTGCGTATCAATTGCATTCATACTAGCTATATACGGACCATTAATAGTTGTTCCACCTCCACCAAATGCTGAACTTAATTGATGGTTTGGAATAATAGTACCAGCACGACTAGGAACAAACAACTCTGGCCCACGTTCCCCCACAAGGCTTGGAACGCCAACAGGAGGCTCACCACCATTTGCAAAGCCAGTATAAGGTGTGCTGTAATCGTAAACATTTCCTGTTGCACCAACAGCAGATTTTCCTATACCACCTAATGCCATGCTAAACAACTGCATCATTTGCATACGCAACTGTATTTTAATAAGGTCTTTGATAACGCTTTCTGTAAAATTACTAAAAGAGAATTTGCCTGTGTCTACAAAAGTGTTTATAGCTTGCGTCATACTGTTTGTTAATGTAGAAAATATTTCTTGTGCCATTGTTGCGTAGTTGTATGCATTTTCAGCAAACTGATTAAAAGCTACATCCCAACCATAAGCAAATGTTCTTTGGGTAGCAATAGATGTTTCCTCTACATTTTTAGCCATAGCAATGTAGATTTCTTCAAGCTCAAACACTTTTGCTATCTGTTTATCATACTCAGCTATAACAGTTGCATTAGCTCCACGGCCAGCTGCATCTTCACGCTTTTTTGTAATTTCATCTACTTTTCGACTTGTTTCGCCAGTAACTTGATTGATAGCCTCTTGTACCCGTCTTTCATCCTGGGTCATGCCTAGCATTTTATTTCTAATGGCTAATTGCTGTACAGAGTAAACTTGTTGCCTGTTATATTCATCGCTAATTAACTGAGCAACTTTAAGCATCTCTGCTTGTTTTTCTGCTTCTTTCTTAGCTGCTTCAGCTGCTTTTTTAGCCTCTGCGCCTTGCTCAATTGTTCTTTTTGGTAATGCATTAGGAGTGCTAGCTGGCGCACCTTTTGCCGTTTCTCTCCTGTATTCTTGTAGACTGTGTATTGCTAATTTAAAATTATTATCAGCATTCATCATTTGTCTATTCATATCATCAAACGATAAATCACGTTTAATGAAACTCCAAATGATTCCTATTTGCTCACTAGCAGTTTGCATCCTTTGTAAAGTAATGGTTGCACCATAAATGATGTTTCCAATCCCACCAAATATTTTTTCTGCTAAACCACCATCAGTATTTATGACTTCAAAAAACTTAGTCAATGGTGGCATTACATTATTTATAAATGTCAACCCTACTTTGTTAGATGCTCTTTCAAATTTATCAGTAAGGTCAGCGGCAGCTTTAATTGCTGCTTCATACTTTTGAAATTCCTCTGTGCCTTCTTGTATGTATTTATTAAAAATATCCATACTAACTGTACGCATTGATTTGCCAAACAAATCCATTTTTACGCCAGTTTGCGTAGCTTCATTTCCAATATTTGCAATGCCTTGACTTGCTTTATTTATCAATTCTGTTTCGGAAAGTGTGGCTAAATCAGATAATGACACGCCAGCTTTTGCAAAAGCTTTTTGCATTTCATCGCTACCACTAGCGGCAGCATCAATGTTTTGAATAAACTTAGTAAGGGCTTTACTTCCACTTTCAAAGTTGCCACCAGCTCGTTGCGTTGCATTTGATATTTGTAATACTTTTGCAATGCTTACTCCTGTAGCATCTGCCAAATCAGCCATTTGGTCTGAAAATTGCATTGCTTTATAAGTCATAGCAACAAAAGCTGCACTAGCTACTGCGCCAGCTTTAACAGCAAAATCACCTATTTCACCTAATGATTTTTTGGCTCTTTGTAAGCCAGTTGTAAACTGTGCTGTGTCTATCCCTAATACAACGCCTAATCTAGCTAGATTTTGTGCCATTATTTTTTATCCTCAAATAAATGCTTAGGCGCATCAGGTTTTGTCTTTATAAAATTAAGTAAATTTTCGCTTGCTCTTGCTTTTTTATCTTGTTCTGTTAATGGCGGATATAGGTACTCATATTGAGTAGGTATAATATCTTGTAGTTTATATGGTTTTTTTCCTTTAGGCAACAAACTATTAAACTGACCAGCAGTTAATATCCCTAATACTTGAAGTAATCCATAATTACCAATTAAACCATCGTTATACATAATACATATATCGGTGAATGTTTCTTCATCTACTGCGTTTGGGTCAGTACCATGTGCTGTCAAATACGCCTTGACTTGCCTACGGACTGACCTAATTACTTTCCCTTTTGGTCTTTGTAATTGGGAGCAATAGTATTAGAAATAATCTCAATCAATTCAAGCTGTACAGAAAATGGGAATAATTCTTCTACCATTTCATAAGTTACAGAAGCCATATCAAAATCTTTTTCTTCTGGTACTAAAAGCCTAACCATAGCAACAATACGATTTTCTGTAATAGTCTTGTTTTTTGCTGCTTCAAGCATTGATTTGTCTTTAACAATGACATCATTTTCTTCAAACACAACGCCCATTTCAGGCGTAATTTTGTCTTTGTTTTTAATGAATTCGTTTGTAATCTCTGTGTAATACTTGTTTACAACAGCATCATCTACTTTGTTTGCTTGTTCTAATAGGGCTTCATATTCGCTTGTTAGTGGCACTTTGACCTTAAATGTATGACCCCCAAATTCAAATGAACGAATACGAACATTGTCTTTATTAAAGTTTGCTCCAAAAGCCTGTGCTAATTGTGTCATATATTATGCTTTCTTTGATTTGTATTTTGCTAATTGCGTTGCTAGATTGCGACTTAATTCTGATAAAACTGAGGATGTTGTTGTTTCTAAAGATGGGCGCATATATGGCTTTGCTGCCATCTTAGCAGTACCAAATTCATTAGCTATAGCCCTACCATCACTTTCAATACCTACTTGTTTTTGACCTGTTTTAACATTGGTAAATTTTTTCTTAGCTAATTGCTTTCCTGATGCTGTCGTTACAGTGCCAATTACAACATCGCTAGGATTGACATAAATTGATTTCTTATCCCTACGTGATGGCTTTCTAGCTTCTATTCTTAGACTAGCTCTCAAACCACCTGTATCAATTGGAGCAAGCTGTCTAGCTTTGCTTAGTACTGGAGCCATTGACTTCCGTATTGCTGAAGTCAAGATTTTCTTTTGGTCTTTTTCGCCAAAGTCATTTTGCATTTCATTAAGTACTTGTTCAAACTCATGAACACCTGTAAATTGTACTTTTACAATATTGCCCATAATTACATCTTTATGAACTTGTCATATATGCAATTATTAAGCTTTAATACATATTCAGCCACTTCTTCAGGGGTCATTTTGTCAGCATGATTAGCGGCTATTTTGTAAGCCACATCAATGCCAGCAATCTTTTGTTGTTGAAAACCAAACCAATTCTTTGTTCCTGAATTGGCCTGGCTTATCAAGTAGCTTAACAAATCATTGTTCGACTGTATCTGCATTTTTTGTTGTCTTTTTTTCTTGTATGCTGTCTTGTGCTACAACAGGATTAAATGGGTCATTACCATCAGCAAGGCATTTTGCAATAGCCTCATCAATGTCTTGAGCATCGTACACTTTTCCGTTAGCAAATTGGATTTTCATATTAACCCTTATGCGTTATTAGACCAGCCGTACTGATTGCCACGGGGGTGAATTGTAAACGTGCATTTAGCTTCAGCCGTTGGGTTTGAATCAATATTAAATTGACCTACACGACCATTAAATGCGTAGTACACAATGTTTGCGCCATCTGTGGCAGAGATAACAAAAGTACGGTCTACAGTTCCACTATAAGCATCACCACGAATCAATAACAAATTAGCATCACTTGGATTCCAAGCGGCAGTAATAGTCATAGATGTAGGTGCAGCTTGCGTAGGGATTTTATCCGATTGACGGCTACCAGCTATGCCAAAAGAAGCAACAGCATCATCTTGACCAAATTCTGGGATTTCCTCTACAGGAACTAAGTTGCCAACTACAGCAAGAGGCGCAACAGAAGCAACAAGCGATAAAGCCGAAGTTGCCAAAGGTGTTGGGCTTGCAGATGGTTGCATATATAAGGCGGCTGAAAAGCCAGGAAGTATTTTATTTGGTAGTGCCATTTTTAAACCTCTTTATCAGTAAAGTTAGTAAATCTTATCTTGTTAAGATGGTACATAAAGAGTGCAATCCAAAATAATTTGTTGCATCCCAATTTCATTGTCATAGGTGTTATATAGCCAAACTACATCTACTTTTGATACATAAAACCCTGTTGTAGCAGGATTCCCAAGTATTCCTGAGTATCCATGCAATGATTGTAATATTGTATTTGAAATATTGAAAGCCTCATCTACAGTTACTGCAAACACAGACACCTGAAATACTGGGGTGTCAATACCTTTATTGCTCTGTGTTGTGCCTGTAAATACTGGCTGATGGACATTCCGTAGTTGCCAAGTGACAAATTTGGTCTGTGTTTTATCCCAATTACGATTAAAATTGACAAATACTGGTACTGCGCCAAGGATGGTATCTAGTTGATACTGGATTGCTTGGGCGTATATAGCAGGATTTTGTTGAGTTGTCATACTTGTGAATTAGGGTCATTTCTGTAGCACAAAAGGGTAACATTCATTCTGTCGTTTGATTCCCTTACATCTGTAATACGCCAATCATTACCACGCCATGTAATACTATACAATTCTTGCTCGTCTACAATCTCTTTTTGATTAGGCGTGTAGTTAAATGTAAAATTAACTAAATCAGTATAAACCCTATATTTTTCAGATATGCGTAGGCTATTGCTAACATCAGCTACAACAGCCCTAGTATTAAACCAAGGTGTAATAGTTGTGCTTTGTTCGCCATAAGCATTTACAACTATGGCTACATTGTTAACTGTTACATTTTCGTAACGGGCTATAGACATTACAGCACCAAAGGTTTGTATGGTCGCAACAACTGAGACACGCCAAAAGGAATATCGTGCATAATGCCTGCCGTTGTATTACTACGATTGTTATATAAGTGGGTTAATAACAACAGTCCAGCTTGTTTAATTACAGGGTATTGGGCTATTGGATTTGCTTTAGTTGTATAAGTAACAACAATAGGGTTTGAGACTACTGTGCTTACTTCGTTAGGAATGCCTGTGCAAATAACTTTGTTTCCTGTTGGGTCATAAAAATATTGCGAACTATTAAGTGGAACAAACACAGGAGGAGTGTTGCCATTCCAATACCCTACGCTGTTAATTACAACACCCAATTGACCACGAAAATCTTGTGATACAGCTGGCAAGTCAAATGATACTTGCGTACCCGTTGTATTGGTTGAGCCATAATATACCTTGTAACTTACAGGAAAAATAGCCATTCCAAGATAATCTTCAATTGCCATCCTTGTAGCTACTTCTAGCCCTTGCAAATAACCATCTTGGCTTTCATCTTGAAACAAGTTAAGTTGATTTGTAATCTCATCAAGGGTTAGCCAAGCCGTTTGTATATCACGGCTAGTCTGTTCAATCTTTTCATAACTGAAAGGATTTCTTGATGAGCCAAAAGATGCTTGTCCTGTTGCGTTATCGTATGGCATTGTTTAACCTTATACGCCAACTAAACGCACGCCTGCGAATACGTCACGAATTGTTGAAGTTACACGCTTTTCAGCAAACAAAGTAATAAATCCTGCTTGTGTCTGGTCAAAACGCTGAATACTCATCAATTCACGGTCAGCAATAGTCATGAACTTATCCCATTCGGCCAAATAAACTGGATATTTACCAACCCCAACCTCATCCATGTATGGATTTGGAATGACTTTATGTCCAAAAATATAAAGTACAGCTCCACCATCGTCTAAGCCTTGCTCAGCAAATAATCTTGAGGCATTGCCTGTTGTTGCCGCTTTAAGCTGACGTAAATCGTGAATTGTATTTGGATGCATCATCCAACAAGTTGTAGGCTTATACAAATATTGTGCTGGCAAAGATTTTTGTAAATTGACTAAGTCATCATAAACAAGTGCTGTTCCTGATGCTTGTGCTACTTGTAATACAGTATGTCTGCCATTGGTAATAGCAGAGCCATTAGTGCCAAAAGCAGCCGCTGTTGTTGAGCCAGGGTATGAATTAAGACCACGCAGACCAGCTGTTGCTCCAGTTTGAACTGTAGTAGAGCCTGCTTGGTCATTGTTCAACATCATTGACAATGCTTCTTGTTGTGAAAATTCTAAAGCAATATCAGCAACAATAGATTCTTCAAGGTAATTAACATCTTCTAAAACGGCTGTACGAATAGGCACAGTAGCGTTTATTGAGCGTACTGGCAATTGCCAAAATTGAACTGCCTCATTACCAAGGTTAGTTTTAATTGTGTAATCCCAAGGATTATCTGTGCCGCTTTGAAGTAAAGTGGCATTACCTGTATTAACAACAAAGGCTTCATCTGAGCCAATAGTTGTAATTACTCTTGCGCCACACATACGGAATGGATTGGCATAGCGTAATGCTGCAAAAGCATCATCATAAATAACACGACCACCAACCCCTGAACCTGAAGCAGTAAGCGCAGATGCTTCTGTAAGGTTTATTGTGGCCTTGCCTTCAACAAGGGCTTTTTTTACTGCATCAAGGATTAGGCTCATGTTTAATTCCAAATATAGTTAATGAAAAACGGCAGGGCTTGTGACCCCGCCATCTTTATCAGGTTGCAGTACCTGTAGAACGATAACGCACGATTGCATTAATATCAACTACAGAAGTTGCCAAACGCTTTTCACCATAGAAAGTGATAAAGCCAGGCAATGTCTGGTCATATCTACGCATAATCATGTTAAGACGGTCTACGATTGTAAATGCCTTATCAAAATCACCAAAATACATTGGGTACAAGCTAGTTGTGCCAGCTGCCCCAGTTGTAGTTTGACTTGGCAAATCAAGGTAAGAGTTTTCTACAACATCGAAACCTAACATTGTTCCAATAACGCCATCAACACTTAAACCAGTTGTACGATTAAAGATTGGTGCGCCTTGCAAATCAGTTAGATTGCGAATTTGCGACATGAATGTGCTATTCACCATAAACTTACAAGATGGAGTACGGTACTGTTGTGGCAAAGCAAACAAGAAATTTACAAGGTCTTTGTAAGTTACGTTTGAAGCTGCAACTGTATTCACGTTGGATGTAAGCTGGTCATAAGTAGCCATGCTATGCAAGCCTGATGTAGAACCAGTACCACTTGTTCCAAATGAAGCCGCAGATGTTTTGCCACCTGTGTAGGTAGCATTAGCACCACCGTATTGATTCAGGCCACGCAGACCATTAGAGCCACCATAAGGCAAAGATGTTGCACCTTGGTCATTGTTTTGAATCATTGAAAGTGCTTCAGCTTGGCTAAATTCAGCCAACATATCGCTAACTACGTTACCTTCCAAACCATCAATGTCATCCAATGCCGCAGTACGGATTGGGAATTGGCAGTTTAAGTCTTGGAGGGTTAATTGCCAAATGTTGGTGTTTTCAGTAGTAGCTGCACCGTTGTTTTGGATTGCATAGCCCCAAGCTGCACCAGCGTTTCCAACTTTTGCACGGAACTGATATGTTGAGCCATCAGTAGCAACTGAACGAGCAACGCCACGCATCGGGTTTAACAAACGCAATGGAACAAATACAGGGTCATACGCTGTACGACCACCAACGCCTGCGCCTGAACCAGTCAATGCTGATGCTTCTTTTAGGTAAGCATCATATTGGCTTTCATCAGCCCACATTTTTAATTCTTTTTGAATCTTAGCTTCGCCACTTACAAATGCTTTTAACTGCTCTTTAACAGAACGATTAACTTCTTGGCTAATTGTTTTGTAAGTTTTGATAGATGGTGTTGCGCCTAATTGGCTAACTTTTGCTTCCAAAGAGGCAACTTTTTCTTCAAAAGTAGCAACTTTTTCGTCAACTAATTTAGATGTTTCAACTTTGCCTTCTTCAATCTTAGCAACAGTATTTGCTTCAATTTCGTCTAGCTTTGCAATAATTTGCTCTGACATGATATTTCCTTTATTTAATGCGTTTAGATAATGCTTTCAACAACTCTCTTTGCTCTAAAGCAACTAGGATTGCATCAGCTTCATTTACCACCGCTTCAGGCTCACCCTGAGTAGGTGCTTCTTCAATGGTTTCCTTAACAACATCACGCTGTTCAAGAATCTTCTTAAAGATGGAAGTAGCGGTGGTCGCATACTTCTTGGAAAGACCAGCATCTCGCAGGGCTTCCTCAACTGTTCGTGGATTGATATGCCCTTCAGCATCAAAACACTCTAATTTCATTACTTCGGCATCTGGATTGTTTGGATACATGACAACTGACAATTCACGCAAACCACCTTTTGTGATTTGGAAATAGGCTTCACTATCGTCTGCACCAGACATCAATTGATTTCCTTCAGCATCTACCATGCATGCTTCTTCAGCATATGCGCCTACAGAAACGCCACCAAATAGCTTTGGAGATTCTTTTAATACCTTATACATATCTGAACCTACTGTTGTTTCCATAAATAGATTGCCTTTTGCAGTCATTCCTTCTTCATCGAAACAAATTTCATTCCATTGGCCTACGGGCATACCCATATCGTTATGGTTTAAAAACATAGGCAAAGGCTTTTCTGACTTAGCAAATTCGTCTGCCCAGTCCATGAATCCTTCAGGTTGATAGTTAAAACGCCTACCATCTGCGCCTTCTCTTGCGCCCCATGTAGTAGCTCTAGCTTCTATTAGTCCTGTTGGATTGATTGCTTCGTCTGCGCTTTTGCCCAGTTGTACTTGCGCTTCGCAGACTAGAATTAAATTCTTCATTTATTGCCCCAAGTTTAATGGATTGGTCATTGTCTTGTATTGTATGGGCTTTTTCTGCTTTTGTTAGAAGTTTATCACTTCTACACCTAATTTGTGAAGATAATTTGTCAAATAAATCTTTTAGCATTAAGTTGTGCCTATATTCATTTTTCGAGTTTGGTTACCACCACCTCCACCTGTATCTTGTGGACTTGACCCTGCAATCGGTTGTGCTGGCTCTGATTTTGCTACTAAATCATCATAACCATCAATTTTTGCCATGTTTAAATATACTCTGGCTTCATTAGGGGTCATAATACCATTAGTAACGCCTGCTGTTACTAAATTCATTTGGTCTAATGCTGCACCCTTTAAAAATTCTTTTGTATCAAAGCGCACACAAAGATTTGGATAACCTTTAAACAAATGTAGATTAAGTTTTTGTTCAATACTGATAACCATTGGATACATAGTTGTTTTGTGGAACTCATCAAGCATAGTTTGAGTATTATTGAATTTGCCTTCTCCTACGCTAACCATCTGAGGAGGCACACCAAACAATCCACAAATACGCTTCATGGTTTGTTCTTTGAGTTTTGCTGCATCAGCATCCTGTAATGTCAGCATATCTACAGTTTCAAAGGTCATACCTTGGTCTAACAGCATTCCTTGTCCTGGCTTTGATAAATCGGTACTGCGTGAGCCTGTCATACTTGACCATGCTTCTTTTAATCTTGCGGCTATCTCTTTGTATTTAGCATCAGGGATAACTTGTTCTGTACGGAATAAACCACTTGGTTTTGCTCCATTTTGCATTACATAGTTAGCATACAAATCAATATCTTGGTCTAATGCAACTAATTCTGTAGCCAAAATACCTTTGTTAAAACCAGCAGAACCTTGCCAAGCTGCTTCTTTTATATGCATTACTTGATGTGAAGATAATAGTTCATCCTTGTTAAAGCCGTAACTTGGAGTGGATAAACGATATGATGGATACCGAGTAGGTGTAAGCTGTACAGTAATTAGGGTTGCATCTAGGTTATACATCTCAAGTGGGGTTGCCAATGAATCAGCTTGGTCTTTACGCCACCACAATGTAAATGTTTCTCCAGCTAAATCTTGCCACATACACCATTGATACCAAAATTCATATTGGCTTTCAAAGTTGTTAGGGTTTGTAAGTAGGTTTAATACTTGTTTGGCTTTTGATTTGTCCCGATTAGAAACTGACTTAGATTCAATAGCGTCTACAAATTCTCCGTTTTCGCCTTTGCTCATAATGCGTATAGGCAGTTGTGCTAATGTTCTTGCTTTTACTCCTACACATGACATTACTGTGCTGTTCCTTGAAAGAACAGACATATCTATTGCACGACCAGCAGAAGTGACGCTCGAAGTAGTTACGTAAAGAAGTTGCTGTGATACAGTTTGCCTGCCACCTTGGCCTTGATAAATGACATTATTACCAAGTTGTGTTTGACCAAATAGGGTATTTGATTCAGTTTTGACTGCATTTTTTCGCTTGAAAATGTCTAATAAAGCCATCGTAAACCCCCTAAAGTTTTATGAATATTACACTAAAAACTTCGAAAACCAAAACTATTTGATACAAAAGCATTATCAAGAGAACAATGAGATGCAATAATCATAGCAATTATTCCATCTACTTTAGCTGACTTGTCTGCTTCATTCTTGCGTATTTTAATATTGCCATTAACATCTTCGTAAACTTCGCAATTTCCTAATTGCCATCCTAAAAATGGGTTGCCATCGTGTTTAATCTGTTGATTCAGAATTAACTTCTCTACATACTTAGAGGGGTTAGATAATACTGCCATTCCTTGACCAACCTTTTTAACTGGTATGCCAGCATCATATAGTCTAGCTACAAGGGATGCAGCATTATAGGCATCATAGCCAACTTCTTTAACACTATATTTTTCACATTCTTGTTTTATGTAATCTGATATTTCCCTATCATCCATCACATTACCTTCAGTTAACTTTAGGATGCCAGAATCAATAGCAACTCTAAATATGTCTTGATAATGCTTTGGAATTAAAGCATACCCAGCTTCAGGCAAAAAGAACTTCCAATGGGCATGGTAATCTAGCTCCCCATATCGCTTTAGGGTACATACTGCATTTAAGTCTCTAGTTGCTGCCAAGTCAAAGCCAATAAAAACTGCTTCTGGCTCTTTGTTTGTAATCGATTGGATACACTCTGGCTTATCCCAACTTGCCCTATCAATCCATGCACTATTGGCACTAACAAATATGTTAAGGGTCTTACAAAGGAATTCATTAAGCACTGCTGGCTTTGCTTTAGCTTCTTCTGCTCTTTGTTGGATAGCTTCTTCAAAAATGCTAATCCCATGCATAGGATTGGCTTTTGCCCAAGTTTTAGGGTCTCTCCAATCATCTTGAGGGTCAAGAGAATAAAGCAATCCAAACCACTTTGGATTATCTGTAGCCTCTCCATTTAGCATGGATTCTAGCATGGACATATCTTCATAAAACTTAGTGTCCTTGCTAAAACTAGCAGTTGTGATATAGATACGTAATGGATTTTGTCTAGCAACCATGCCTGAGTGCAAAACCTCAATACTATTTCTATCAATAATGGCAGATGCTTCATCCACAATTACACAAGATGGTGCTTTACCATCGCCTGTTTTTTTGGTGTCCCTAGACAATGCTTTGAATATTGTTTGAGAATCGCCAAACTTTCCAATCTGATATTTGCTAACAGAAAACAAACTAGCTATGTCTTTTGGCCCAGTTTCAATAAATCCTTTTGCAGCATCAAACACAATGGATGCTTGTTCTCTATTGGTTGCTAGGGTAAATACTTCTGCACCAGCTTCGCCACAAGCTAGTTCATAAAGTGCAATTATGGCAGTAAGGGTAGATTTACCAGCTTTCCTTGGGATATACAAAATGACATCTGTAACCATCCTTTTGTTGTGATTTTTTTTTGCTCTAAACCCATAAATGGCACAGATAAAGAAAATCTGGAATGGTTCTAAAACTACATTTTGCCCTGCCTGGTGTCCTTTAGTATGCTTCAATAAGGATGCAAAGCCTAAAACATGGTTAGGGTAATCCGCATCAAATTCCCATTCCCATTCTTTGTTTTCAAGGAAATTTAAAAAACGCTGGCAAGCAAGCCTAACATTTCTACAAACCTCTATTTCCCCTTTGGCTACCTGATTGGCATACTGGATGCCATCTTGATAGTTCATCTTATCCTTTTACTCCCCTAAGAAACTTAGATACAGCAGAGTTATCGTTAGTATTGCCTTCTGTTTTATTTAATCTACTTCTAGGGGTTAACCCTAATTCATTCATTAATTGAATTACTAATTTTAAAGCATTGTTCCTAATTGATATGATTGGATTTGGTGCAAGAGTTTTTCCATCATTTGTAGATATTACTAAATCACTATTAGCTAATTGAATGTTGCAAGAAACATACAAATCTATTTGGTCTGCCAACATAGCTAAAGTATGTTTATCTTGGTCTGAGCCAATTCCATAGACATCAAATAGGAATTCAGCAGTTTCAGTAACAAAAATTGTTTTATCCCATTGGGTAGGGTTGGTCATCCACTCAGCTTCAGGGATTCTCTTTTTTACCGATTCGGGCAAAGTAATGGCTTGGTGGTCTGGCTTAGTGCCATGCACAAGATGTAGTTCAATTGGTAGTTTGTTCATGACTGTAGTGTAAACGCAACACCCCCCTTTTGCCAACTTGTTTTGCAAAAGATTGGG